CAACAGCACTAATGTTGACAAGATTAGAAATTCAATCATTTAGCCAGCTCCATCAAGTACATATAAATAACCAGTAAGTAAGCAGCGATTGCAAACACTGCGAGTAATGCTGTTTGTAATAATTCTTTATTTTTACGCATATACTATTGCCTCAATTTTAGCGATTGCTGATTGCAGGTTTTCTACTGTCAGGTTAGTTGTTGGCACAAACCAATAGCCATTAGAGTCAAGCATAAGGACATCAAAATGGCCATAGCCTTCTTTAGTGTAGACGTTAGCGACTAGCTTGTTACTCATGTTGCTAGTGGCAAAACAAGCTGCGCAAAGCTCGCCAACAAGATGCATGATTACTGGGTTAATCTGCATGTCGATTAACTTGCTTGCGCGCTCTAAGCGCGTTTTAGGCCACTTGCGCACAGTATGGTGCGATAGGCTGTAATGCTTTGCGATTTCGCGTGGTGTTTTCATTTTGTTCCCTCGTTTGTTGTTGCTTGAATTCAATATAGTGCCATGTCCGGTCATGGTCAAGCGATAATTCAAAAAAAAGGCGAATTATTTTTCGCCTAGTTCCTTGCTCAACTCTTCAGCCCACAAACTCAGATAGCTAACCCCATCCAACAAGCTATCATGGTGCAACCTATCCGGCGAGCTGTACTGTCTCACTAACTTAACCATTGTCAGCAACAAACAAACATCTGAGCCTGTCAGTGATTTCCCAGTTGCTGCATTAAACGCACTGGCAGCGGCTGCAAAGCTCCGTTCACCTGTGCCGCTTGCATCGTATTGTTTGCCGCGCTCAGATTGCACAGCGGAGCAGGCGTTTAGAAATTCGACGGCTGTTTTTGGTTCGGCTGGATTGGTGTACACGCTAAGCTCAGAATTTAGCGCTTCGTCCGCGTTTCTATTGTAATGTCCCATATCTTCTGTTGTCCTGTTTAATCCGATATTATTGATCCGCTCGTCGGTTTCTGGCCATTGTTGTGGGCGCTCGCAATAATCATCTGCATCATAAAAATGCAATTGCGGCCTGCTTGATCTTTTCCACTCGCCGCTAATGCCAGTTGTGTCAACAAAGTACCAAGTCCAATCAGCTTTTCTAAATAGTCCGTAAGCATAAAACTCAGCCCCTTCAGGCGCTTTGCTCCAATTTATTGCCATGATCTCAACCCCATCTTAATCCGCTTCATATTCCACTTACACGCCATCTTAATCGCGTCCTCAATATCTTTCTCATTCGGCTCGTCACGATTGCGCTCAAGGCATAATTGCTTGGCAGTGGAAAGCTCAAAATCAGTTGGTGGTAGGTTCATTCGCGCTCCGACCACCTGAAGTCAGGAAATTGACCATCTAAGCAAAAGCCTTTATTGCTTGTGCTTTTTGGTATTGGTGGCATGACTTCAACGCAAGACTCACATAAGCAGCGATAGCCACCAAGTTGGTCAATCGGCTTTTCAGTGTTGCAACCATCACAAAAGAAAGTACCTTCCACATCAAACTCCAAAGCGCCATTGCTGGCGCTGCTAGTTAATTAAATGCAGTGCAACAAGCGCTTGCAGCTTAAGCCGATTGGAGCAAAGGGAATATCTGACTCAAAGTCAGGTGCTCCACCACCTGATTGTTGATTAAACACTTGCTGAGGCGCTTGAAACGGCTGTCCAATCTGCGGCTGATAACCTGCTGGAGGTTGCTGGCGTGGCTGATTGTATGACTGTTGCGGCTGTTGTTGCTGCTGCTGTCTTTGCTGCTGCGGTGCCTGTGATTGATTGGTGCTTGACTGAGGCGCGTGAACAAAGCCCAACTTTGCATCAAGCAATTCAATCGACAGGCTTAAACCGTTTTGGCCTTGGAATTGGCGAATTTTCAGCTTGTCGCCTGAGACTTCTACCACTGCGCCTTCAACCAATACTTGCTGGTAGAATTGTATTTGCGCCGGAGCTTTGGCGAAAATTACTGCTGAGTAATTCGTCCATTGATCTGACTTTGCTTCTCTATCGTAGTATCGCACGCCAACATTGATATTGAAACCAGTGCTTTCGCCAGCCTGAAACTGAATGGCTGCCTTGTTTAACTTACCTGTAATCGTGGTACTCATTATGTTCTTACTCCGTGGTTAGAATCGAATTTAAATTGATTTTCAAGGCTTTTTCTTTTGCATACAGCCTCAAAAAAGTCTTTAAAGTAAAATGACTTTGATAAGCTATTGTTTCTGCCTATTTTTACTCGCCATCCATTGTATTTTTTGTCAAACGAAACACCCATAATTCCAGTGGTGCATCTTTTAGACATCTTCATATTTCTTGAATTTTGAGCGCTGCAAACTTCTCTTAGGTTACCAATTGAGTTATCTAGGCTGTTTCCATTTTTATGGTCGATAACTCCAAAAATATCAGTATTGAAATGCAAAGCCCAAGCAGCCCTATGAGCCAAAACTCTTTGCTTTGAAAGCTTAATGCTTAAATACTCATTTCCACACCCATTAAGCAATAAAGCGCCAGCCTGATCGCCTGTTTTTATTCCGTATCTTGGCGACTTTAACCAAGTTATAGTTCCTGTTTCTGGGTTGTAGCTTAGCCACTCCCTAAGATTTTCTAGATCAATCTTATTTATTCTCAACATAAAAACCTCAAAATAAAAAGCCCTAGTGTTGGAACGGCCTGTCAGATACGGCACCACTAGAGCTTTCTAAATCGCTCTGACTTGTCTTAAAGCTTTTGGCTCGCAATCAGTTTGAGTTCCACGTCGCGCTGATTTGTCTAGTATAGCAAGCGGCCAAATAATGACAAGCGCTACTTGATTTGTATTGTTGTTTCGCCGCGCTTAAGCGCAGCACCTTTAACTTCTTTGCCAGCTCGCAAGTCGGCCTTGATTGCATTTTTGTCGATTTTCTCAACTACTTCGGCGATCACGTATTCATCAGGAATTTCGCTTTCATCCAGAATATCAACCGATTCAGAACCAATACGCAGCGACACAGTAAACAGCGGGCAAGTAATTCTACTGATACCAGTTGCTTGCATGTTATGCAGCAAGTAATTGCGCAGGCGCTTTTGGTTGTTCTGAATTGTTGTCTTTCTGGCTTTTAGTCGCTCGATTTCGGCATCAATTACCGAAGTGTCAGCGGCCATATTCTCGACAACCTTAATGATCGCAACAGCTTTATCATTAAACTCGCCACGTACAGAGTCAAGAGTGTTTTCAATAGTCTCAGCATCGAAGTCAAGATTCTCGATTTGCTTTAACTCGCCTGTAATTTCATGCAGTTTCATTTTTGCCACCTAAGTCTAATAAACGTGATTCATATTGACGCTTAAACGCCTTCATGCCTTCTTCATCATTCCGGCGATTACATGCCCGAGCGTGAGCGGTGTAAGCAGTCTTTAACGCTGTAATGGTTTTTAAATGCTGGTAAGTGTCAAGCTCGCGCTGTTTCCAGTCTTCATGCTCGTTACGTTGGCGCACGATTTCAGCATCTTTATCATCTGCTTTCTGGATTGCTAACTCGTTTTGAAGTTCTGCAATGTATGATTGATCTTCATGCAAGCCCATAAACACATCAGCATTAAATCCGAGTTTTGATAACGCTTTGCTAACTGTATTGGTTTCCACTTTCTTGGCAAAGTCAGTGTCAACATAACGACCGTTTTTAGTAGTCTTTGCCGCTTCAATTGCATTGGTTAGTGGGAATTCATAACGATTGCCGTCCAGGATGTAAAAGAACACAGCTTTATGAATAACAATGCCAGTTGACTCAAACAGCTCAAAGCTCATTTCTGATTGGCACAGGCCAAAGCCAGCACCATAAGCTCCGAACTGCTCAGTGGCGATCATAAGCTGATATTGAGGGCTGATTGCAGTATATCCGCCGCGCTGGTTTACGTGCTTGGTATATGAAAGGTCGGTTGTATCGACCGCCTTCCAGAGTTTTAGGTTTTGGTTCATTTCTTCTTTCCTCGTTGTTGGTGTTGACTATATTAATATCTGCGTTTATCATTGTCAACACAACATAACACATAAGGGTAAATAAATGTCTAAGCAAATTGTTCACATGAGAATCGATGAAGAAATTAAGGACGCAGTTAAAAAGCTGGCAGATAGCGAGTATGAAGGAAACTTCACAGCTGCTGTTGAATGCCTTCTTGGTCAGTCCCTGCGCTTACGAATGGTTGAGATCGATACCAGATGGGCAATGTATAGCGCGGCGGATATACTGCAATCAGCCCTCAATATCAGCTTATGATCGCCACTGAGCAGTTCGGAGCTTATGGTGCTGGCTTTGGCCTGTGCCAATCAG